TTATAATATTCTCTGAATAAATTGTAGTTATTACCAGAACCATAAGTCAAGAATCTCTTGACTGCAGTTGTACCACCATTAAGATCTTTTGATTCTACTACTAGTTCTGGAATTTCATCTTCTTTTGTTACACCAGGAATTTCAAAGTATAACTTGAAGAATGAGTTACCAGATGTACTAAATCTTGTTTTAGAACTTGCCCATGATGTCTCATCCTTCGTAGCAGTTTCACCTAAGTTAACTTCCCAAGTAGTATCGGTAGCAATAGGATAAAGTTCTGTATACTGCGACTCTTTACTAATACCTGCGGGAGGAATAAGAGCAGTAATCTTACCAAATGCAGATGGTGGGTCAGCTTGGAACTTATGTCCTGCTGCCCTGAGCGAAATTTGACCGAAGTTGGAGTTAGAGTTGGTGATCGACATGTCACCACCATTAACTGCTAAGAATTGGTCTGCGTAACCAACTGCGAAAACAGAAACGACCTGAATAAATGCACTGTTAGATGCCTTGATATGGAAGTGTCTCCAATCATGTCTGTATTCAGCATCTGGGTCAGCATAAACTGGACCTCTTTGAGTCGTATTGTTTGGATCAACAGCGGGGTTGTTTACGACACTATCATTGTCTGCATTGGTTGCTGAACCACTGGTATAAACTTTACCAGTTTTGTTTCTTGGCTGCCAGTATGCGTTGGGGTCTTTCTGAAGCGAGATACCCGTGAACTGTGCAACAACCATCGACTTGAAGCTGTTTGCCTTGACCTTGCTTCCATCGGTATGCATACCGTTGAGACCAAGAACAGAACGTAGCGAACAGTTGAAGATGTATGGTGAACAAGAATTAACAGTATCGATTGTCTTCGTAGATGAAGAATCACCAACAATCTGGAATTCTTCTGTACGAACTACTCTGTTGTTACCGCCGTCAACTGCTGTATCCCATGCGTCAATTCTCTTATAGTATCTCTCTAGTTCACCGTCAGTTGTTCTCTGGTCAGCATATGTGAAGGAAACAACTCTGTGGTGGGAATGTGCATTAGGTAAGTTACCATTTGCATCTGGTGTTAGTGACCATGTTCCAGAATACTCAGTAAATGTTGGAACACCACTTCCGTCATATTGAACCTTAACTGTTGGAGTGCTCTTAGCATCCTTGAAGGTCATCTGCCAGAAATAACAACCACCAGTTACTTTAAAGATTGCAGTTTGGTGTGCAACTGGTACAGTCTTCTTAATTAGATCATTATATGTGTCTGGATTACCAACGATGGTTGTCATCGCTAGAGTTAAAGTGTCAACTGCATCTCTAGCTTCAGCACATTCATTCGCAGATGTCTCATTACCAGTATAATCGACATTATTATTAATGTCTGGTCTCCATACAGTCTTACTGTAGGTAGTGCTACCAGCAGTGATTGATGTTAATTCAGTATAGTACGAACCAAGAGTTGTATCACCATGAGTAGACGTACCATTACCATTATTATTCCACTGGGATTGGATATCATAGTCAAGAGCTGCCTTCATGATATCGCGTGCTTTATTATAAGCAGCAATAGCAGCAGTTCTTTCAGTGGAATTATTATCACCTAAGTTAATGGTAGTTGAACCATTGGTGTAATATTCACCAGCAATAAAGGTATTTGCGTTACCGCCTTCTCTCAAGTCACGAATAACTGAATCGATGAAGTAACCAATGTCTCTCTTACAGGTTTCATCAATATCAGATTCAGAAGGATATGTATTCTTAATATGTAACCAAGCTTGTTCTTGGATGTATCCTCGGCACTTCTCGATGATATTAGCAGCGTCATAGTTGACTGCGCTTACCTGATAGGAATCGCCATCGATTGCACCACCATCAAGGTTTGGTGTTGGAACGAACTTAGGACGGATAACAGTCTTTCTGAGGTCATAACCTACGACAGAAGTACCTCTTGGAACGATGACACCACCGTTTCTTGGGTTGAATCTGTAAAGGTTTGCTTCAAATGAAGTTTGTTCGTGAAGAATACCACCAGTGGTTGCTGATACAAATGTATGAGCTGCTCTATCTGCAACATTAGCGGTCTCACCAACATCAACAGTAAATGTGTTGGTTGTTACGTTAGAAATACTCAACCAAGTATCGTAAGCTGGGTCTGTTACGCGAGGATAAGAGTGTTGAGTAGCATCATTATCTAGGGCACATGTAAATGTTAAAGATCCGACTGAGAGTTTAACACGATCACCATTCGAGAAACCATGGTTAGGAACGGTAATTACGGAAAGACCTGTAGCAGGGTCGTAAGTAGCGGTTGTAGCAGTATATGTACCATCTGTCACAGGTGATGTGACAACATCATAACCTGGTCTGTTGTCAATGGTGTAATCACCAGGCATAACCATAATGGTGTATGCTTCAAATCTATCATCAGCACCCGAAACATAACTCTTTCTCGATGCTTCGATAAGTGCTCTTTCAATAGTTTTGAAAGGCTTGTTTAGATTACCACCATCATTATATGCCGAGTCTGTTGCGTTCTTGTCAGACTGGTTAACATACATGATAACGTTGATTGCGTTATCAAAGTCTGGGTTAGTACCACCAAGAATAGTACCGTTACCAGAAATAATCTGACCGTCTCCCTTAATTCTGAGACGTTCTACGCCAGATGTTGAAAAAGCGATCTCATTCGTCGCTGGTTGGTACATACCTGTACCATCGTCGTTAGAGTTGTCAAACGCTAACGCTGGATTAGTGGGTGTATTATCACTATCGAACTTAATTACAATACCAGGTGCTATACCACCTGACGTAACTCTTGTTAGAGCCATATTTTACTCCGAGTGCTGGACTTTACCTGGTTTTATTTATAGACTTTTTTGCTTAAAAAACCCCTGTATTTATAGGGGTTGTCGGAGTGCATTTTTAAGAAAAATACGGATAAAAAACCAATAAAAAAGGAGGACTAAATCCTCCTTTGATCATATTAATTTGTTTTTGTCGAAAAGGCCTAGAGTCAATTTTGGCCTGGAATTTTTTTCCCGACTTTTTTGTAACTAAAGCCCGATTTTTACTGGGGTTTTCGAGAATTTATATGGTAGTTCCGCGATGAAATTAGTAAGTATACTCTACCATGTCTTCGGTCAAAGTTTCATTAATAAAGTTACACATCCTAGTAAATTCGTTAGCAGTATTGTTTGGAATCTCTACTTCTTCTCCATCATACCCGATTAAAGTAACATTTCTCGTTAGGACGTTTACTTTTACTTTGTGTAACAAAGAGTCTTGACGAACTTCCATAAGATTCTCCTTCTAGTAATAACAGTATACCATATGAAAAAATTAAAGTCAACCAATAGAGATAATTGGCGCTTTGACAACAAAAGGTGCTAGACTAGTCTCTGCAAATAGACCCTGTGCATTATCAAATAACAATCCAGTAGTTGATTTGAAAGCAGCTCCAATAGTTACATCTAATTCAGCAGCTGCTTTTGCGAATTGAGTTATACCTAATGTATTCTCAGAATCAACACCGAGTTTGTTTTCACTCCAAATACCCATACCAACCTGTTGATGGGCACCACCCCACCATTCAGTTTCTGATCCAGTTTGGAAGAAATTTGAAATACCAATACCAGTATCAAATTTAGTTCCTAGTCTAGATAATATTTCATTACCAATAGTCATCTCCATCATATTACCAACAGTGTATCTATTGTAAAAAGTTGATGTGATGTTAAATGATCCCAATGCAAAGTGATTTTGTTCTGTGCAGAATGTAGTTGCAATTGGAGATTGTAATTCATATTGACCAGATGCAGACAAACCAATCTTAGAAGCAACAATTGCTAAACCATTGTTAGCTTCCAACTTAGAATCGTTCCTGAAATATGTAGCATGTTCTCCCATGAAAGTAACTTTACTCTCCTGGTTAGCAGTTACATTATACATTCCAAGAACTTCTAGATGATAATCTCTACCAACTTTTAAGTTGTAGTCACCATCAACAATCATTTTTACATTACCATGAACAATGACTTCTTGATCTTTAATAGTAACTTCTGTTTTCTTTGATGCATTAGTTACTTTCACATCACCGTTGTCATAAACATGAATACCAGATTTACTTGGACCATGTTCGATGACCAATCGAGTATTATATGGAGTATCATCCATGGCAACCATTGTGCCTGATTCAGAAAATGTTCCGATAATTTTTGAGTACTGTGGATTCCATTTTCCTTTTACGCCATCCATTCCCAGTCCACTAATTCCTTGTCCGCAATCAGCAACTGATGCAATAGAACATCCAGAAAAAGAAATGTCGAATGGGTCTCTAGTATCTCTATTACATCCGATCCCTAATAGTTCAAAAATAAAATCTAGGATACTGGTGATACCTAATTGTGATATATCAGTCAAGTTGGACATATCACCAACAGCACTGATGGATGAGATGATATCATTAACTGCACTGAAAATATCATTGACAATATCAACAAGACTGAAGATTGCATCAAAAATTGCATCAAAGATACATCTGATCTGATCAATTGCATCCATGAGTGTACCAATCACAGATTGAATTGCATCTTCAATGGCGCCAAAGATCATTTCAACGAGAGATACATCCATAATACATGCAATCTCTCTCAAGATGAACATGATTATATCAGTCAATGTTTTTCCCATCATAGGGAAAGGAAAGATTGCTGCAATACCTATTGCGTTCAGGATCTTTGTAACTTGTCCCATCACAAAAGATTTTATTTGATTGACTAACCACCAAATAGAATCCTTAATAAACTCAAGTTGTTGATCTATGAATCCTTTAGTATCAACTAGAGCATCAGTAAAAGTTCCAATTACGTCTCCTTTATTCGCAGTTCTTCCTTCTTGTTCTTCTCCAACATATTCACTTTTTAAAATTAACTTAACTTCATCACCCTTTTCATGATCTTCTGGTGCAGAAGCGTCAAAACCTCTTTTAGCTAGAACTAATTTTTTCTCCGCCTTGTTTCCATAACCAATTAATTCTCCATTGATTTCTACAATGCCTCTCTGTGGAAAATCTGTAGAGTCTTCAATTGGTATGGTTTGTTCTTCTTTATCTAGATCTAATGTTAGTTTTGATTTTGTATTCTTTTTAATTCTCCTGACGTGACTAGCAGTAGATACAATGTTAGTTACTGCATATGAAACATTAGAATCAAATGTTTTTTGTCCAGCGCTTTTTCCATTTGCTACAGGAATTTCTTTCACAACTCCAGATGGATTAGCAGCAGAATGATCAGCTGCAGCAGCAGATACAGATGTCGAAGCTGCATCACGACTTGCTAGTGATTCTGCACTTTGACCAGTGTCTGTTGCATCAGTACCACTGACAGTATTATTAAATCCTCTAGGATAATCTCTAGCTGCTTGTGAATCTTTTTTAATTATTGGTTTGATTTTACTCAATAGAGAACCAATGACAACTGGTTGTTGACAATCTGGATAGTCTAAAAAGAATCCGATTACAAAACTACCAGGTTTTAATTGATTACCCCCAGATCCAACACCATTTGCTCCAGCAGAATCTGTCGGCGACATTACCATCGCCCATGGTAACTTAGAAGGTTTTTCTCCTGGTCTATGATAACCAAGAATATTTACCTTCACCCTATTCAGTCTGGCATCAGGGTCGTCAGCGTTTTCTACAGTGCCCAACCACCAAGAAAAATCACCATTACCGATGAAACTTGATGTTGGAAGTGTGGGGTTAATAGTTGACATTAGTCCTCATATATACGACATTCATCTGCTTCTGGGTTCGCATCACAATACATTTCAAACGCTGTTGGATCATGATGATCATTTGGATTGTGTTCATGATACTCTTCTAGATCATGAAGTTCTGATTCAATGTGTCTACGTCTTTGTGGTGAAATGTTTGGATCTTCAAGGATTTTTCTATCCTTTTCGATGTGGTCTTCGATAGATTTTTCCATTAGTTTGTACCGTCTAAGTTTACTTGTCCTCCAGACACTTCGATATCTGGTAATCTAGTACCGCCAAACGAGTCTCTTGAGAGAGTAATGTTAGTCCGAAGTTCACTTCTATTTAGAATGGTATGTTTGACGGCAGCTACAATATACCTGCCGCTGATCCTTTTGTCAATCTTTACGCGATCCGCTCTTTCTTTCTTTGGATCTGGAATTGCAATGTTTATAACATTACCTGCACGATTTCTTAAGTCACCAGGAACCGCAATGTCTAATTGATTATACTCAAGGAAATAATATCTATAGAAAGCTTTCTCAAAGTTCTTATTAATATCATCTATATTATTTTTTTCCGTATCATCAATGTTCTCCCAGTCACCAAATGTACTAATTGTTGATGGTCTGTAAATAAATCTACTTCCTCTACTCAACATTTGTCCTATACCACCAGCAAGATATGGTTTAGTTTTTTCTAAGTGAGAACTATCATCCCAGAACTCATCTGCATTTGTTCTGAAGACTCTATAAGTTGCTCTGTTGACATCAACATAGATAGAGTCATGACAAAAAGCACCTCTCCTCAAGTCATCATAGATATTGAATGCTTTTGGTGATGCATAATTCATAATACGATACTTATCGGCAGTAGTTAATCCTGGTGGAGAAGTATTACCTGGAAAATATGTGTAAGTAAAATCTTTCTGTGGATATTCATCTTGATCCAACAAAGCATCTATAGACTTATACCTAAACCCTTCAAATGTTTCATAGAATAAAAATCCAACAGAGTCTTGTTTATATTCGGGCACTGATCTTGTAGATAACCAATTGAAAAGATCAAACACTCTCCAATTTGGTACGTACATATCAAATGGGAAAACAGTTTCGTCAGCATCTAATCCTTTTGTGGAAAAACTATCTCTACGTAGAATTTCTGTGATAATTTCGTTAGACTTCTTACCTTCAATCCTTTCACATATTCTATAGTTTTCATTTCTTATACCTTCTAATGAAATGCAACTCAACACATATGTTTGTGCTCTCTCCTTCATAGATCTACCATCTACCATGTAGACATAGAAGTTTAAGTTGTAATGATAACCATCACTGGAAATTATTATTTCAACTCTCTCTTGACCCATAATGGGCAAACTTGAAATTAAGTTCTGTCCAATATCTTCTATAGCAAGAGTTGCTTGAAGAGCGGAAGACAATATACTTTCGTACAAGGTTATTTCCAACACCAAAGCTTTGATATCGATCTTTGTTCTTCCATCCATTGAGTAAAGATTTACCTCACGTAGAGAAAAATCTCCTGGGAATTGGTTTGCCATTATATCCTATTAAGTACTAGAGTTTCTGAAAGACCTGATGTTTTATTTAGATTCATACTTGTAGCGTTCATAACGTTATAGTTATCTCCACGTTTAATTGTGGCGATAATTGATTGGTTATTTGTTTGTCTTGACTGAAGAGTCTGTGTAATTGAGAAAGAAGAACTCAATGCAGGCATAGAAGCAGACGATGGTGTTGATGGAGTTATTTGTGCAGCTGGTGTTGAAGGTGCAGCAGAAGTTAGTGCGTCAGCAGATAAAGCAGGCATACCTGCCTTCTGGAACATTGTTGACTTCTGTTCTGGTGTTAGTGGTGTTGGAGTAACTCCAGGTGTTGATTGTTGTGCAGTTTCTGCTGGAGCAGAACCCATCGCTGCAAAAACAGATCTGACTTTATCAACACTAACATGAGCAGCATTTTTACCATCACCAGCGTAATATGACTGACCAGCACTAACCATCCCTCGATGACCTTTCATATTCTTAGGCATAGGTAAAGCTGCCCACTCCATACCAAGACGAATCATAGCTTCGTCTGGATTATTTCTTATCATATCTAAAGTAACTTCTCGTTTTCCTTCAATCAAAGCGATTGCCATCTTATCTTGATTCTCTGGACTGAATAATTCATCTGGTCCAATACCAGCAGCTGCAGCTTGTTCTTTAATATTCATAAACTGATACCTACCTGCTGCGGCGGAACCTCTTTGACCAGCAGTAGATGCTTGCCATGCATCCGCTTCCGCAATTGTCATCTGTGACAATCCTGGTTTAGTTGATCCTGGGTAGATAGAATCATACGATCCACCGACTGATTCGTATGCAGCAATCAATTCGAGTAAAGGTTTCCATTGACCTGCTGCTCCAGAAGTATTTTTTGGTGTCTCCCTACCACTAAAATCTCCTCCAGTAACACTAGAATCTTTTCCATCACCACGCGAGGAAAATGAACTATTAGGATCGGATTGTGAAGCCTGAGCTGCTCCACCAAATAGAGATCCAAATATTGATCCACCACCTATCAATAACATTTCACCAATCTCTTTGAAGACATCCTTACCAAACATTTTATCGAGATCTTGTTTCTCTCTTTCATTGTTGATCTTACTCTTGATACTATCAGCGTTACCTTGTGTCTTTCCTACATCTCTATCAGCAATAGCTTGTTCCGTGCCAAATGCTTTCATAGCGGGAGCTAATACACTAACAGCAATTGGTTTTACGAATCTGCCCACAGATCCCATAGCATCAATCACTGCAAATATTGCACCAAGTATTTTAGAACCAAGTACCTTGAATGGTAGAGTTAATATCTCTGGTATCTTTGCGACTGGTATTACCGCCTCAGTACCGTGAAGAACTGCAAGGAATCCTTTTTCTGGTCCAGATACTACACCACCAGAAGCAAGTTCTGGAGCATCCTCTTTCTTTTCTTCATCTTTTCCACCGAAGAAAATATCATAAAGTTTTCCACCTGCCCAGTCACCAGCAAGTCCCCCAATAATAGCACCAAGAGGTCCACCAAAACCAGTACCAATTGCACCAAGTATAGTAGCACCAATAGCTTTAAATGCTGCTCTACCAACTGGTTCGCCCATCGCTAAGTTAACACCAAATGCAATCAGAGGTCCAACAATAGGAATTTTACCAACAATTTTAGTAATACCTCTAACTGCAGTTTTTGTTACAGCAATTAATCCTTTTGTTAATGCTTTTCCAAGTACACTAATCAATACTCTCTTTATCATTCTACCGAGAGTAACTCTAAATGCTTTACCAGCTAACTTTAATACGGCACCAAAAGATTTCTTTAAAGCTCCATCACCAAGTTTAAATATACCTTTGAATATTTTTACAAACTTCTTACCAAACTTAAATACTCTACCGAGATCTTTAATTATCTTGAATGGATTCAACAACCATCGTAGACCAATAAATCCAAATAATAACTTAAAGAATCCTCCTATTCTTTCAAGAATGCTATCGCCGCCAACAAGTTCAGCGAACCCAGTTAAGAGATTATCTATTACGCCAGTTACAAACCAATTAAAAAATGATGCAACATGTTTAAAGATAGTAGTGAATGTCTCTACTATCTTTTTATTTTTTGGATCTCCTATCCATGATAGAACATAGTACTGTAGAAGATCACCTAGCATACCAAAGACATTGAAGGATGCCTTAGCAATACCTCTATTGATTGTCTTACCCATTGGCATTGGACCACTTTGTTTTTTAGCAGTCTTTGCTTTTGGTGTTGGTTGTACAGAATCTAAGTATTTTTCGTGTAATCTTTTCTTCTCACTCTTTACTGTTACTAGTTTCTTAAAGACAGATTCAACTTCAATAAATTTTTCTCTTATCTTAGTGTAATCTCTTTTAGGTTCTGATTCCTTCTTCTCTACTGTACCCTTTTCTGATGGAACTATCGCACTAGTATCTTGTACTGGTGGCGGAGTCATTCTCACTATACCGCCACCGACTCCACCATCTCCAGATTTCTGATTACCAGCAACTCCACTACGAAATGCCCCAACATTAATGTTGGACTTCATCTTACCTTTTTTAAATAAAGCTTTTCTTTCCTGGGGAGTTAAGTATTCCCCAGTCTCAGAATTAACACCATGAGCAATTGCGTTTAAGTCTGCCATTTAACTAGAGATTTGTTTTGAAAACTGCCCACAATCCGTTAATGGGTAAAGTTGAACCGAGGGATTGGGGTGCTTGAGTTGAAGATTGAACTGTAGATTTATTTTGACCTCCACCCATATCAATAATAGTCGGAGTAGCACTAGAAGGTGTTTTAGCTGATGATTGTAACTGTAAACTTTCCTGTTGAGTGTTTTGTAATTCCTGACCACTACCTGATGGTTTAGTAGTCAATTGTGCTTGTGGAGTTTGTGCAGTCTGTGTTTGATCTGGTGGAGTTTGAGCTGCACCTCCACCTTTATAGTTAAAATGTCCTCCATGAGAACCTGGATAATCATTAACTATCCATCCATATTTTGCTCCATTCTTTCTCATCCAGGCTTGAGATGCACCATGAATATCTAATGCATTACCACCCAAATGATTTGAATTTGGAACACCACCTACCGCTTTATTCTTAGCAACACTTCTCTGACTGCTAGCAATATCAGACCCCTTAACAACACCACCAGAGTCCTTCATCATCTTACCAAATGCAGCAGCTGCTCCTCTAGAGAATACAGCTGGTCTACCCTGTGCATCCTTTAAACCTTCTACTGTATATCCACTACCAGTATCTGGATGATTGACTGCAACAACATCACCACTATCTTCACCAGATCCCTGTTCTGGGTCTGGCATTTCAGACCACCCACCTCCATCTTCATTCTTTTGATATGATTTTCCAGTTTCTGTATTTGTATATTGAGAAACACCTGCTTTTCCAGCATCAGCATGAGATGCAAAGGACTGCATTGGTGGTGAACTACTTCCACCTCCACTAGTAATACCAGATCCACTACTAGGAGACCTCAATGGAGAACTAAAAGCCTGTGCTGGTGCAGAAATTAAATTACCTAAGAAATTACTAATACCACCCATCACTTGACCAGCACCACTGAAGAAGGATTCAAATACATTACCTCCACCTTCTTTCTTTGCAATCTCAACAGACTCTTTAACGTTAGTAATACTTTCCGAGAACTTTTCTAATAGTTTTTCTTTATCAACCTCTTTTATTTCTCTATCTTCTTTTGTTTGAGATTTTAATTGCGTCAATACATTTGTAGGTACACCGAATGTCGATGCAGCCATTCTTATGATAGGTTCTATAATGTTGCCAACAAATGGAATTTTACTAACAGTTTTTAATATCAATCCAACAATGGCAGTACCAATAATTTTAAATGGCGCAACCATCATATCCATGAATGGTTTCATTGCCTTTGTTAAGTTCTCAGATATCCCAGCTACATCAACTATTTTTTCTAAAGGATGTACAGTTACACTACCCTGTGTAAGTGATTTAGCATCAGTACCTTTAGCACCATCTACACCATCAGTACCTTTCTCACCAGCTGGAGGAGAAACAATACCACCTTCTTTTAATTTTGGCAGTGACTCTGTATCTACTGCCTGTTTATCTCCACCACCAAACCAATTCATTGGGTTCAGCATGGACATCATGCCTCCTCCACTATTTTCTTTTGGTTTCTCCTGTACTGGTGGTTTTTCTGTACCTCCTTCAACTGTTTCTTTATCGTCTCCGCCAAATCCTAATAGTTTTAACGGATTAAAATTAGAAAGTATATTACCAACCCACTCACCAAGTTTGTTAAACAACCCAAAGCTAATAAAGTTTGCAAGAGCTTTAAATAATTCTGGTATAGCTTCAAACAATACCTTAGGTATGTTTAGGATATTCTTAAGAAATTCTTCGGGATTAGTTAACCATTTTAGCGTAATTAAATCCAATAAAGGTGTTAAGAAAGCGCCAAATATTTTCAACGCTGGACCCATAACAGCAATAAACTCACTAAATCTATTACTGATAAATTCAAAAACTGCACCAAAGAATTTTATTGCACCTTGAAAAAATTCTACGATCCTTTGTACGTTCTTTTTATTCTTGGGATCACCAAACCAATCTAGTATCTTATATAGAATAAAGTCTTTTACGAAGTCACTTATTAATCCCCAGATTCCTTTAACTGCCTTCTTAGCACCTTTTACTATAGGATTTTCTGGTTTTTTTCTAGCTTTTCTTACTCTATCTTCTTCTTGTTTTTCTTGTTCTGCATCTCTAGCTGCTCTTTCTTTCTCTCTTGATGCAGAAAGAATTCTATCCTTTATGTTCTTCTGTTCTTCCTCTTCAATACTTACTATCTGTTCTAGTAAAGACTTTATATTATCTAGAGATGAAATAATTGCCGCATCTCCTTCATCACCACTACTAGATTTTTTTGCTACTACTGTTTCACTCTTTGGTGCAGGAACAATTGCTGACGTGTTAATGGCAGGAACTAGAGCACCTCCTCTAGGAACGATTGCTCCACCGCCACCACCAACACCTTTGACTGTACCCGATTCCCCCTCTCTTAATGGGGATTTCATCTTACCTTTTCTACCACCAAGAGTTCTCTTTACAGCACCTCTTGCTGCTCCTCTAACACCTTCTTTTATACCACCAGTTATTGTCTGTCTAGCAGCACCCATCGCTGCTTGTCGTCCTGCCCCAGCAAGAGCTGCCCTACCTCCCATGAGAGCCCCTTTACCAAATATTCCTCCTAGTGCGGCGAGTGGTGCTGGCATATTACTGTTGATTCTTTTGACGTTCGTTTTCTTCTTTAATGTATTCAACCAACATCGTCACATAAATCTCTCGTTCCCAAGGAATCATATTTTCTAACTCAGTTAAACTGTACTTATGATGTTGCATCATTGCAAAGTTTACTCTGAAGAAATTTTCTAGAGACTCATGTGATAGGGCTACGCGAAAAAACTTGCTAGTCCCTCAATAACAACCTCACTTTCAACTTTAGTATTTGGATTTTTTACCTTAACTGTATGTGATAATTTAGGCATGGTCTCGAAGAATTTCTGGATACTAACAAACTGCTTAGTGTCCATACCTTCAAGAAATTCTAAGATCTCTTTCTTACTAAAGTTTGAAGATTCATATACTTCTTCACCTTCTACAATCTGATCAATACACATCGATGCAATTTCAAATACATCATCCACCTCAGACGTAGATTCTTTCATGTTGTTTTTAATAAACAGATCCATACTTGGATACTTCATAACAACAGAAACATCATCATTCATTTTAATGATGTTATCATGATCATCAGACTTCTTGACTTGGATGTCATCAAGATCAATAACTACTGGAACTGTTGACTCGCCATCATCAGGACAAATAATATTTAACTCAACAGTTTCACCAACAGATTTACCTCTAATGTTTAGAAAAATATACTCAATATCAAATAACGAAAGAGTATCAACTTTAAATCTAGAAGTCAAAATACAGTTGGAAAGAATTGTCTTCACAGCATTCGCCATCTGTTTTTCATCTTCAGTTTCCATGGCAAGAAGAAGAATTTTTTCTTCCTTCACTAGGAAAGGTCTATACTTAATCTTTTTGCCAGTTGAAGGAACAACCAACTCATATGTTGGCGCAGAAAGCTTTGGTAAAGGCATAACAACTCCTTATAATATAGGAATACTAACTCAAATTATTTATAGACCTAGAATAGATTAAAAAGGTCATCAAACGACAATCTGTCACCTTCACCACCGTTAACAGTGTCTATCATATTATCTACTCTACCAGCGTTAAGAGCGGTAGTTGAATAAGTTTCATATTCAAAACCAACTGATAGTTTAGATAACTCAGAAGTTCCAGAGTTCAAAGCAATAGAAGAAATATTTGCTGGAAAAGCTTTGAATAATTTAACAGCATAAACTGGTATTGCTTTGTAGAATTGTGATCCTTGAGAAGAACTAGCATCTGGAATAATTTGTCTTAGAGAAAATGCAGGTTTCTCTCTCACAGCACTATTCTTATCACTACTCATTGCTCTTTCATATTTTACTATAGTAATGTCAATTGCATAATCATCTCTATATCTAGTTCTAAATTTATTACGTGTGGAGACATCTCTAAATTGTAAAAGATCTGATATATCATTACCACTATTCATATCTAAATTATAACCATAAATCCAGTTAGTCCATACATCAAAGATACTTTTAATAGTAGCATCGGCATCCATGATAAATGAAAATGTTGCTTCACTAAAAACTGCACCGTATGCATACTTCAGAGTAGGAGTGTTGGTAACTCTATACTCTGATGTCGATAGTTGCAAACCAGGTAGAGTTGCTTCATCGGTATATAATCTCATCAACTCACGATTGGATTTTAAGTCAATTAAATTATTGGCAAGTAGTTGATTGTATAATGGTACAGCTGCACTAATCTCAAACCGAACATCATAAAAATTATTTAAACTGAAACCATATTTTTGAACTGCGCTTTTAAATTCAGCGTAGTTCGACATTTCTAGTTCTAATCCTCTAATACTCATTGAGATGTTTCTCCCCAGACTGATGATTTACTGTATTGTTGATACATACCTTTCCTTCTTGAAACAAAATTCTCAACGGGAAGAAAGATAGCTGTTTTATAATCTTCTCTATTTATTTTATACATCGGAGTTTCTAGTCCTTCGATGACATAATTGTGGTAACACTGTTTAGGAAATCTAACGCTACCTTTCTCAAGACCAAGTATTACATTCATCCTAGACCTGTAACGAAGATAATGTAGGTTAGCACCATAAAATTTAGGTCCACCACTCAATACATATACTAGGGGAAACTCATCATAGAATTTTAACTTTCTTGCATACGTTGCCTTATACTCAAAAAGATAAAGATCACCAGCAGAAGGAACCATAGTTTCTTCCATCTGTGTCATGTCTGAATACAAATCAGACCGTTGGAATTGCATCCTAACGGCATCTCTATACCAAGAGTAGGACCTTGGTTCTCCTCCTGCTAAATCTTTTATCTCTTGAAAGATACTCATACCTTAAGCTCGTCCTCTGTGATTAACATGAACTTATAATTTCTATCTTCACAAAACTCCTGAGCAGCTTCCCACTTAGCTTTATTTTTTGCGTACTCAGTAACTTCATTGATGTATCTTTTAGTCACCTTTTTTTGAACCTTAGGTTCTCTAGTTTGCTTTTTTGGTTTCACTTCAATAAGATACTTCTGGATGTTGTTATTAACATCTTGAACTTTAATATAAAAGTCAACAAAGTATCTATGAACTTTACCGTCTAGCGGAGATCTGTATGGTATTACAATCTCCTCACTACCCCATTCTAGAATACTTCTATTCATGTCACAGTATTTCATAAACTTAAGTTCCCATGATGACCTATAAATAATATTTCTATGATCACCACGATACTTTTTAATATTTCTGGGAGAGAATCTTCCCTTTAAAGTATTCATATATAGCTATAGGAAAATGTCATACAAATATTTATGAGCAGAAGAGAATATGGGTCATCCCCAGGCTTAAACTCAGATAATTTATATTGGCCTTCTAATCTGGTCGATACGTATGATTATATGCAACTTGATATATCTAATTTTAGACCCAGCGCAACGGCTAACTCACCAAGTGCTACAGAAACTCCTAGTACTCCATCATCAGGAGGACTGGGTAGTTTCTTTCCGTTCGGACTTGAATTACCATTCATATCATTTACATCATCTGTATTAAACAGGGAAAATACTATACTATTACCAATTCCTGAAGATTTATCCTTTAAAGATAATCCTCAGTGGTCGGACCAAGCAGTTGGTGTGTTGGGTAAGTTCGGACCAGAAGTTTTTAAAGGATTAAGCGGTAATGAAAGTGCTGCAGAAGTGACTGATAGCATTCAAAAACTTGCATCAGCTGGCGCAGTTGGAAAGTTACTGGATTTAATTAAAAAAACTGGAGCAGATCCTAACGCAGTAACACAAAACATTAATGGTAAGGTTGCAAACCCTTACATGGAACAGGTGTTCAGTGGTGTTGGTCTAAGACAATTTGATTTTAATTGGAAACTAGTTCCAAGAAATGCTGATGAACAAGCATCAATTCATAGTATAATTAGAAAACTAAGAGAGTCTGTTCTACCAAATAAAAATGATGCGTTTAATGATGGTGGTGAATCTGGATTTGGTTCTGGTACAGATAGATGGTTAACAGTACCAAAAGTTTTTGATATTACTTGGAGAACAAAAGGCGAAGAGATAACTTCACTACCAAAACTTAAAAGTTGTGTATGTAAAGATATCCAGGTTCAATTTACTCCAGATAATGTTTGGGCAACACATATGGTTTCAGAAGATAATCCATATCCAGTTGCTTACAACTTAACATTATCATTCGGTGAGATGGAAATTATAACTAGCGATCTAGTAACACAAGGATACTAAAAATGTTTTTTACAGCAACACCAGACTTTCTATATCCAGACTTTAAAGAACGTGGAAAGTTTAAACTTTCTAAGAATCTTTTTAGAAGAGTAAGAACTAGAGATAGTTTTAATGCAGTCTATGCATCTTCAAAACAATATACTATAACACCAGGTGAAACTCCAGACTCCATCGCATATGACAAACTCGGTGATGGTAGTTACTATTGGGCGATTCTACTATTGAACAACATACTTGATATGCAAACTCAGTGGCCTCTAGCTAATGATGAGTTAGATAAACACATCGAAGAAGTATATGGAGATCTAGCAGATAAACCTAGACACTGGGAAACAAATGAGATCAAAGACATTGATGGTAATGTCGTACTCGAACAAGGAGTTATTGTAGAAGTATTTCAAAATAGAGCAGACCAAAATCTAGTAACATACTATCCAAAAATTAGAGATCAGACTGGTGGTATAGTTTCATCTTTTGAAATAATTAATCCAGGTTCTGGATACTCTGTCGGAAATAGTATACCAACTCTTAGTGTTGGAAAAGATCTTCAGATAGATATCACATCAGTTTCTTCTTCTGGTGGAATCACTGAAGCAGAAATTTCAGATGCTACAGGTGAAAATGGAGTTGGTTATAACGTAGGAGACTTGGTTACAGTTGGAGCTGGAAATAAAAATGCAGTTCTAAAAATAACTGGCGCATCTAGTCTAGAGAAAAACTGGGAGTATACATATGTCTATTCCACTACAGAATCATATGATGAGTCAGGTAATCTAACAGGACGATCTGTTACATATAGAACAGCAGATGAAACTAATTTAACTAAAGTAACTAATAGAGAATACGAAACTTCTATTAATG